GTGAGAAACTCTTTCGAACAATGCTTAGAAAAACATTTCCATCATTTAAGGAATGAGTGATTTTTTTGTTATATATATTTTTAGTTTTGAATATATATATAATGCCGGATACATTTATTGAGGATATACTTATTACAAATTTAGCAACGTTAAAAATATATAAAACTAAGGAAGTAACCGGAGACGAATATACTACAATTGAACAATTTATAAACCAAATAAAAAAATGTAAAACAATATTGGAAGATTGTATTAAAAATAGACCATCAACTCAACCAGATGTAAAGACTATAAATATTTATCTGGGAAAAGACGGATGGACATCAGAAACAAACACATTGGGAGAAGCAGGGAATAATATTATTCGTATTAACCAATGGAATACAGGCGACTATTATTTAAATGATACAGCAGAACATCAAAATATTTCAGTAATAATACATGAAATATTTCATGTATTTGGGTTATTTCCTAATTCTATATGTGTAAATATAGAAAATATAACATATTATATTAACGATGTTGATACAAAAACGCGTAGAATATATAAAGGTGCGAATGGATTAAATGGATATAAAAAAGTTTTATTGGCAAATAATATTACAGTCCCTGATCCTATATTTATATGTTTAGAGGATGATTTTGGTGCAGGAACCGTAAATGTTCATTTAGAAGAAGCAGATAACGACGGGACATACGATAATGAAGTTATTAAAATAACAGATCCAACTACAGGTGTACAATTTTATCCATCTTTATATAATGAAATTATGACAGGTTTATTAAACCTAAAAAATAATTATATTACACCAATAACGATGGGTTGTTTGGAAGATTTTGGATATACCATCAACTATAACTCTCTGTATATTGTAACAAATGGAACAAATATGAAATTTATTGCGAATGAAAAATCTAAACAAATGGGTACAGAAAAAAATTATATTACATTAGATGAAGATATATATGATATATCATATTTAAACAAAGTTTTGAAAGGTGGGGAATTGAATAATATAAATATATTATCTGAAATGGTTATTGAAAAATGGGGTCAAAAAATACCATCAATATAAATACCATCAATATAAATACTATCAAGATAAATACCATCAAGATAAATACCACAAAAATAATCTAATATAATAATAAATGAAACTATTTTTACTTATTATTATAGTTATCCTTATAGGTGTTATTATTTCACTTTTTACGGAAAAACAAAAGAAACAAATTATTATTAATGTTGCCAAGCCTATGTGGTGGGGTCCTGCTGGAAGAATTCCCCCAAATCCACCAGTACGTTGGGGATATAGACAATTATGTAGAAAAAGACTTAATTGTTAAAAATATTAGTTAATATCGTGTTAATATCGTGTTAATATTAGTTTAATATTAGTTAATTAAAGAAGAAATATTATTATAAATAATATGTCTGTTGAAATATTAGGTTATGCTGCAATATGCTTTTCTGCATGTGCATCTATACCTCAATTATATCAAATAATAAAAACAAAAACTGTAAGAGATTTAAATCCCTATTTTTTTGTATTGGATTTTTTTGCATGTTTAATGTATATTATATATGGTATATTAATTGAAAATTATATTGTAATGGGATCATCTATTATGCCATTTGTAAATAGATTTATTATTATTATATTATGGATTTACTATAGAAAAGAAACTATTGTCGAATAACATTATCGATCACATATTTTTTAACATCATCGTCGTCCATTTTTACTTTTTTTCCGTTTAAATATTTTATAATAATTGCAATTTTATCCATTAGATATTCAATAACTTCCAGTTCTCCGGCCATTAATGTATACGCATTTTTTTTATTTTGCTTTCCAGTCATTTTATGTTTGTTATAGTAATTTGCCGTATGAGGATATTTCTTCTTTAGTTGGTTCAACAATTTATAAACTTGTTCCATCACTTTCCCTTCGGTATGTCTATCTTGATATTTATTAATAAATCTATCCGAAGAACTTTGATTATTTCTTACATAATTTAATAAACTATGAAAATCATTAGAATTAATATTGTTATCAATATATCCTTTAAAATCTCGTGTTTTAATATAAATTCTAACAGCACTGTCAGGTAATATAAATCCATAATAAATAAAATAGGAGTCCATTGTTTTAATTCCATAACTATCCATTATTTCATCTCCCGGACGAATGGGTGCTTTTGCTACCATTTGATAACTCTGCAACTGATCATTATAAGACCAACGTGTTTGACAAGTATTACTATGATTCAGCATATCCGCAAATGGAACCATAGCACTTACAATATCGTCATTTATAACAAGTTTAAAATTTCTAGAAGATACTAATGATCGCATTCTATGGTAATCATGAAACCGAAATACATCAAAATCCGGCACATTACTTTTAAGTAATCTATATTCTTCGCGAATAAACCGATTTCTCTCCCTAATTCTTTCATGTAAATAACTTCCCTTGATATATTCAAGGTCTTCCTTCCAAAATATAGGTATGTGATCTAATGTTTCGGGAAGTGTATCGAAATAAGGGGTCCAATCTACATTTAACATAATTCCTTCAAATTCTTCTGCAAATAACATAAACACAGCAATCTTTATAATATTTTTTTCAGTTGGGGTTTTATTTTGAAATACGTTATCTAATTGTTTTATCTCTGGAACTTGTTCTGCGGTTCTATTGGTGATAATTAGATGTTTTGGGATTAAAAAAACGAAGTCATCCTTTTTTATATGTTTTGCAGATACAACACCTCTTTCATTATTGGATTGGTCTATAATTTTTAAATTATCAATATTAACTTTATTATCAGTTAACCATTCTAGTAAATTTTCCATATAATTTATAATATTATTAAAATTTATATGAATTTGATCTAATTAACGGATCTAATTATACATCGACGAATGCCTATATAATTTACAATGCTTACAATTATACTTAATTCTACAATTACGATCTCCATTGTCTAAATAAATCCATTCGTGTGTACAATTGCGCCAAAGATATTTTTCTATTTCTTTAATATCTTCTTTTGAGTGGTAAATAAATCTTTCAGAAAATAATATATTTTCATGTAATTTATTTCTTAAAACAATTTTTTCGCGTATCTCATCTGACAATTCTTTCGATGTATTACTTTTTTCCTGTTGTGCAACTTCTTCCATTTGATTTTACGAAATTATTATATATATTTTCGTAAATCAATTTATAAATAAATATCGGATTATGTATAATGGAAAAAATACAAATTCTAGAAAATATTATTATCCAAATGAAAGATTTAATTTCTACTGAAAAAAATGCACTACTTGTACAAGTAAAAAAAGTTAATCATAAGTTAGAAAATACTGTCGAGATATTAACCAATCATAGTATTAAAAATATATTAGAAAGAGTTGATTATTTATATAACAATGTTCAACAACAAAATCAACGTATACGCGAATTAGAAAATAAAATAATCAGGTTATCTACTGAGAAACCCAATAATCCATTTGACAATTTATAATTGGATTCTTTTTTATAATGGATTTTATAAAATATCGTATGTTGTTTTGAATTCTTTAATCAAATTTTCAGGAATTTCATTAAAATCAATCATTTTTTTATTAAGTAAATATCTCTCCATAGCACCTTCAACATTTTCTAATTTGGTTTTAAATAATTCTTTATCATCATAATATTTGCATGCAGTTTTGGGTCCACACTTTTTAAATACTCCTGAAATATTATCGCTCTTATCTCCTGTGAGAATTTTCACAAAAAGATCTTTTTCCGGGTCATTAAAACTAGATTTTTTCTCGGTAAGTTTGTTGAATTTAAGATCATAAATATGAACATTGTCTCTGGCTAATTGTAAATAGTCCATATCACTTGTGATAATATAAATATTGGCTTCGGGATACTTGGATACAATGTTTTTTGTTACGATGGCCAAGCAATCATCTGCTTCGAGTTGTGGATAAGATAATATAGTTTTTGCACCACCTTTTTGAAATAAATTATCATTGTATGCTTTTGCAAAAAATGGCCCACCTAAAAAGGTATCGTCATATACGCGGTTTGCTTTATATGTTTGTAAATGTTTCATTCTCCATATTGTTTTTCTAGGACAGTCTTTTCCTACAAGAATAATGGGATTTGTAATGTTGAGTTTTTTGGGTATGTCCAAGATTTTGGTTTGAAATGTTTTGATAAATTTAGACATAAATTCTTCATTATCGCATGGTGGGTTTTCTTTGTTGATGATTTGTTCTTTTTTAGCAAGTTTAAACCAATTTAAGATGGCATAAAATCTATAAAATATGAAATAACTTCCGTCAATAAGAATGAAGTTGGGTTGCTTGGTGGAGGACATAATTTAATGTAGATAAACGACTTTAAATGAAATATTCAATTTAATATATAATGAGTCATGGATGTGCATATAAAAAATCAACAGCAAAGATGAGATGGAAATGGCGTAAAAAACGCGTCAGAAGATTACAGAGAAAAAGACGTAAAATGAGAGCCCGAGCAAAATAATTATTAATAAATATATAATGGTAAAAACAAATAATTAATCATAATATATTTAAAATTTTAGTAAATATATTATATACATGAATAATTTAATATATAACGTTAAGAAATATTATAAAAATCAAGAAAATAACAAAATAATTAAAAGAGATTTTAAGTCTAAACATAATTTTGAAAAAAGACTCGAAGAATCGACAACTATTGTGGCAAAATATCCAGAACGAATACCCATTATTTGTGAACGTTTAACAACAAAAGTTGCAGAAATAGATCGGTCAAAATATTTATGTCCAAATGATTTATCGTTGGGGAACTTTGTTTACGTAATTAGAAAACGAATAAAAATGGCTCCTGAAGAAGCAATTTATTTATTTGTAAATGAACGTATTTTACCGGTTTCAAAGATTTTAGGCGAAATTTATGAAAAGTATAAGGATGAAGATGGATTTTTATATATCAAATATGATTCTGAAGCAACATTTGGATGATAATATAATTTAATTTTTTTATATTAAAGTATATTATATAATGTCTAATATTCAAACATGGAGAAATTCATTTAGATTAGTGCCTGATGCATCTGCACCGGTATGCAAAAAAGGACAAACATTCAGAGGTACTGCTCGCAATGCATCTGTTGAATTTGGTGATTTCGCAACCACAAATTGCACAA